TCTATTCCTTGCTGTCTCTGATAGGAACCCTGAAACAAAAACTCAAAACCCTTGATCTTGCCGATTGTAGCTGCGTCGCTATATGATGTTTCGCTTCCGCTATAGAAGTTGTTGGCTCTATTTTCGTATCCAAACCTAGCTATCTTTCTTACACCTGCTGTGAAAGCATAATCGAATGGGGTCTTAATTACGTCTGTTTGCAATGGACCATTAGAAACTGAGAATACATCCACATCAGATACGGAGTTGTTTCCGCTAAACGCTGTGTAGAACGTGGCAAACTTAAATGTCTTCTTTAAGAACTGAGCCTCAGCAGTAAGGCTAAAAAAACAAAACAATATAGCGAGTAACAGACTCATCTCTTTACAATCTTTTTGGTTAAAGCTAATTCTCCATCAACTATCCAGTCAACAAAATAGATTCCGCTTCTTAGTAGATTCATGCTAATAACAGCGGACATAGTTCTTTCAATGACGATTCGTCCATTTATATCCCTTACCCTACAGAGAGATCCAGGAAGAGTAGACACGTAAATCACATTATCGAAAGGATTAGGATAAACGTTCAGATCTTCTACATCGTTTACCTCGCGGGCAAGGTTTATTGTATACTCGCAAGTCCCGTCATCATCTGTGGCTAATGGGTTGTAGTTATCTGCGTTTAAGTCCGTGCAGCCAGGGACTTCAAACTGATCGCATATTCCGTCTTGGTCTGTATCGTATAGGCAGTTTCCATCGCAATCATATCCTTCTTCTCCGTACTCACAAGATCCGTCATCAACATTAGAGCCGATCGTAAAGTTACATGCGGACTCATCGGTACACCCATTCAAAGGAAAAATGCAGCACTCGTCAATTGGGACGCAAGTGATGTTAGCTAAAGGGTTGTAATTCAAGGCTTCTGGAATCATACACCCTACAATAGATTCTATACAGCTTCCATCATCGACAGTTGCAAAAGGGCTGTAATTAATAGCTGTTTCGTCAGTGCACCCTAAAACATCGTACACGCACATACTTGGGTTATTTATAGTTGCGCTGGGGTCGTAATTAGAAGCCTCAGAGTCCATGCACCCAACACACGACTCGAAATCGCAAGAACCATCATCTACAGTTGCTTCAGGGTCATAATTACAAGCCTCCTCAATAGTGCATCCAGACGGGCACCAAGAAGTAGAAATATTGGGCAATATCTCCACGTATGTGTTGTTGTATGAGTTCTCATCAAACCCAAAGTCCATCCACCAGAACTCAGAACCTCCATTGACATGTAAGAGGTGAAGACTAAGAACTCCGTCTACATACACCCTGGGCCATTGCTGAACAGCCATAGAACCAGGAGCCAGGGGGAGATAGCTTTGACTAGTAAAACAAACAGTGTCATTTGTTTGGCCTAGTATCTGAAACTTTACACAGAACTCAGTTACATCTTCGGTGCCGTGATTGGACATAAATATCGTTGGCTCTAAGTAAGGTCCTAGTAAATCACAACCACTTTCGTACAGTACTGTATCTAAGCTAAGATCAATCTCTAGTGGGGGGCACTCGTGTTGATCTGGAATAATAATGGTTGATGAATTATTTAACGTGTTTACTTCGTATTCATCGTTTACAAGCTCAACAGTTAAGGGGTCACCAAAATTATTGAAATTAAGCCAACCCACACTGAAGGATCTATTACTGCCTGGATTCAACGGGTAAGTGCCGTCAGAAGTGTCTGGACAAGCTTCGTTTCCGTCTAGCTCGTAGCAGAAGTAATCGCTAACCTCATCACCCTCATTGGTTACGACGAAGTGAATAGAGTAGTAAGCTATACCGCTAACACACAAGCTATCCGTGTAAAGATCACTTACAATTAAGTCTGGCTGAGATAATGAGAATAAGCTCGTAAAGGCCATCAAAAAAGCTAACCAGTACTTCATTTTTTCGAAATTTTCTTTACAGTGTATCTATCGTTGTACCTAATAACAACCTGATAAAAACCAGAAGGAAGAGAAGACATATCTAGCTGTCTATCAATAGTTTGAGGAATAACCAATCTACCCAGAACGTTATAAACTTCAGTAGTTATTTTTTTGTCTGTTCTAATGTTTAGTCTTTTTGAGACTGGATTTGGGTATACCCTTATGGAGCTGTCAAGGTTAAAATCAGCGACGCCTGTTGCTGACCCTTCTTCACAGTACTCATACAGATCAACACAAGCATTATCCCATCCTTGCTCACAACAGTAGGGGTCTACTTCGATCACCCAAGAGTAACACAAGTCGTTGGCCCAGTACGGGTCTCCAGGCTCACCAATACACCCTGCATCATACAGGCAAGACTCGCTGTCTGGGGTGTTTGCATTTTCGTTGTAGTTAGCGGCATCTATGTCCATACAACCAACAACTACAGGTATGCACCCGTTGTTATCTACATTGGCAGCTAGGTCAAAGTTGATTGCCTCTGGATCTGTACACCCGAACACGGCCAACTCTTGACAGCTTCCGTCATCGAAGTCAGCTTCATACCCCTGAGTGTAGTATTCTAGATATCCAGCCTGCATACAACCAGCGGCGTAGTAGCAACTCTCGTCACTTGTGTTGGCTAACTCATTGTAGTTCTGAGCCTCCAGGTCTACACAACCATAAATAAAAGGAAGGCAGCTATTACCGCAGTAAGGGGTAAAATGATACACATTCCACTCTGGATTACCGAAAGGCTGTAGTGCGCCCTGACCGTTATCGAAGAAAGGGTTATCACCCTCAATAAGAAGCGTGTCCCCAAAGCTGTTGGTTACAACTACAGCATTGTGAAGTGTCTGAAACTCAGTTTCCTGTGGGGGCTGTTGTGGACCTCCGATCTCAAAATAGTATATATCAACCTCCTCGTCTGAGTCAAGTGTAAGATCCCATGACTGAGAAAACTCATCAGGCCCAACAGTAAATATCCACTGCTGTGCACCTTGTGCAACACCAAGGTGAGAGTTACCCCACCCGTCTCCAGCGTCATCCTCAAGCGTGATAGTGATCGAGCAAGGACTGATGATGTCTGATATTGTAGCTGTGCTGTCGTAGTTAAAAGACTCAGAGTCCATACAGCCCCAGGTATGTACAGTCAAGCAATCAGCAGGCTCAGTAGCCTCTGGGTTGTAATCAACGTAGTCATCATCCATGCATCCCACAACAACCTCCTCGGCAACGCAAGGTTCTACAAACACAGCACCTGAGTAGTGAACGTTACCCCCATCAGCAGTAAAAGCTAAATCATCAAGCTCCCATATAATGCTGTCCTCACAAGACGTGATTACTACAGCTCCGTCCTGTCCGCCACTGGTAGATCCATTGAGGCCATCCCCGTATGTATCTGTTAGTATTAACTCAAAGCCAAGAGATACGCAGAAATCGTATGTATATGTAGATAGCTGATCCCCGAAGTTAAACTGACCTGGAAGCACCTGATCGTAAAACTCACCTACAGCTAGGTTGACAAGAGTAAACCCAGTTTCATTAGGCCAATTGTCTAGCGTAAGCTCCATAGACACAAACGCTTCTCCTTCTGGGCATTGGCTCACATTACAGCTACCGTTGTCTACTGTAGCCCAAGGGTTGTAGTTATTTGCCTCTTCTTCCATGCAGCCAAACACTAAGGGGGCGCAAGGCTCCAAGACAAAGGGGATGTTCATTTGAGGTAGAGCAAAGTCGTACACAGCGGTGTCCAAACCGCAAGTATTGTTTAGACCGAACCAACCCTCACCGAAAGCACAGCATATGCCGTCCCCGAAAGAGTCGTATATAACAAACTCATACTCACCAGCTGGCAAGAACACCATGCTGTTAGAGAGAGCGTTGCTAAATAAAACCCCAGAAGACTGAGCGACAACCTCTGGACCGTCGTATATCTCCCAGCTGGTTTCACCACCATAGAGGTCGCTAAATATAGATACGTTTACCCAGCTTGGCTGAGCAAAGGCAATTGCTGGAAACAGCAATAAAAATATCAGAGTTCTTATCATACCGCTGTTAACAATTCCACTTCCGTAACGCAAGAGCCTTTCTGGTTGGTTTACCATTAGGCTTCTTCATAGGTCCTTTTACGCCAGACATCCTAGCGCAGAAAGACTTCCTTCTTTTAGCCGCTTTGCTTCCTTTTTTTAGTTTAGACGGTGGTGTAGTGACAGCAGTTTTAAGGTTACTTCCTGTTTCTCTGTTGTATTTCCTTACACCTTCAGCCGTTAGTCCTCCAGAACGAGACTTGTGCTTACCCATCTTGAGGCTTACGTTACCCCTTTTTTTATACTTCTTGCAACAGCGCATAGTGCAAATATAATAAAAAGAAAAAAGGCCCTTAGTGCGTTGTGACTTATTTAAGGTTATGTAGATTTCTTTAAAGAAACATGACCAGAGACGATACCGTCTGAGTTCTGAGCTGTAGCCGTGGTTGCTCCTGTCCCCGTAGTCGCTCCAATATTAGAATACCCCCAAGAAGCTGATAAACCAGAGGCGGATGATGGGTTAGCAGGACTGTCTTCATTACCCCCTGAGGTTATGGTAAAATTACTATTACTATACGTAATTGGCTCGCCGTCACTTCCATCAAATGCTGTTACGACTATGAAGGTTCCTGCATCTGTAGTTGTGATGCTTGGAGTAGAAACAGAGGAAGCGGCTGCCGTTGCTGCTGAACCTACAGTATCTATGGGGTCTGATTTATCTATGTTGTTTACAATCATAGACCAAAAAATACTATAAGAACTGCTATCTAGGAAATTATGATAACAATCAATTGTAGAGCCTTCACTTCCATCAAAAACTCTATAGAGTATTCCTATTTCAGAGTCTGATGTTGTGTCGCCCCAGTAAGAAGAGTTAACGAAAGTCCATCCAGTAGCCCCCACCATATTTAAGCTTGTGCTATCGTCATTTGCCCAAATAACCAAAACAAAATCACCAGAAGAAGCTGAGGATGGCAAATTTCCTGAGTGTGAGTTTGAGCTAGAGTTTATAGCTTGAGCATCTATAATTGTAGTTGTAATATCAGAAAAAGATATTTCAGAAGAGGCCGCAGGAACGTTTGTACCTAGAATGTTATCTATGCCAGAAGCTGTGATACCACTAACCTTCGATATATTATCCCAGTCTGTACTTGAAACTTTATCTATAGCCATTACGATAATTCTATCCAGTCATTAGATGGATTAAACCAAATCTGTCCGTGGGTGCTGTCTAGGCAGTAGCCTACTACGCGAACGACGTCTCCAGACCCTGAAGGTGCAGTACCCGTGATGTCTCCAGCTGTAGTGGAAACGTATAGCTCGTCAGCAATGGTTCCTGGATCATGATCTAAGGTGAACATACCACGAAGCAACATACCATCAGAATCGGGATCAGTACCTAAAGCAATTGCCAATAGTACGCCGCCAGCGGTAGCTGTAGCGTCAGCGTCAGCCGCTGCCCATGTCCCATCAGACTTGTAGTAACAAAGCTCACCCTGAGTAGTGCTACCTGTACCTATCTTAATAATATCACCCTGTGCGCTAAAGTCCGTGTTTGCAGTTTTTTCAAATAAAAAACCATCGGATTTAATATTACCCACAACATGAAGCTTCTCTGTGGGGCTAGACGTTCCAACCCCAAGGTTTCCGTTTACTGTAGCGCCTGTCTCTACAAGCAATGCCTCGTCTAAAGTAAGATCGCTAGACTGAATGACCTTTTGAACAATGCTATTAAACTTCCAGTCCCAAGCCTCGTCAGCTGTTCGCGCATGAGTAGCACCAACTCCAAATCCAGAAGAGTGGGCGCTGTCATAAGGGAAACCGTCTATAGTGTATCCCAACAACACAGGAGTACCGTTTACATATATATAGCTTTTCCCGCTAATATTTCTAAACTTAACCTCTACATTGGCTGTACCTGCCGATATTGAATTATCTCCAAGGCAGGCAGCGATATCATCTAAAACGAGACTAGTGGAGCCGCTTGCTCTTTTATTTAAATCAGAATTGCCTCCCAAACTTGAAGAAAGAGTAAACCAAAAGTAGTTGTCGGCATCGACAGCCCCAACAACAAAATTAGCGAGGTAGCCGTTGTTAAGTGCGCTTGCCCAATCTACATTCCATATAATTTCATAATCTCCAGATGTTGTAAAGCTAGACTTAACCGTAACCCCTTCGTTAGTGGTGTTTGCACTAATCTGAGCATATCCATTACCGCCAGAAACATTCAGCGTTGGGCTACCCCCAGTGTCATCATACAAAACAGAGTAAGTGTGCCCGCTGTCAGATGTGTGAGAGGTGATTGAGGTGTCCGAAGACTCAGTAAAAGTTTCATTAAATACGGTAGAACCAGTTGCCGTAATCCCATTGTGCGCAACTAAATCCTTAAGCCCTTTAGCTGTTAGCTTCCCATAAGCGTTAGAAGTGGCCCTTAAGTGAGTAACCCCGTTAACGTCTAAATAACTGTTTGGGCCTGGTGTGCCAACATGAACGCTAGAACTGCTTCCATAGCCAGCCTCGTTACCGACAGTATTTAAAGATGTGTTGGGGTTGGTTGTTCCCTTACTAGACGTGCCAAGCCAAATTTTCTTAGACTCAAGGCTTTTAAATGGGTAGGCACCTATATTCATAGATGAATACCCATTTAAATTATCAGAAAGGTGAAGACTATTCCCTGTATGTAGTATTCGTCCGCCGCCGTCGGAAACGAAATTAGATGAATGTAGTGAACCTGCTATTAATCTATCCCCAGAAGTAATATTACCAGCAGCCTCAATAGTATTTCCTGAGAAAATATTGGCATGTGAGGTTAAGACTTGAAAGGTTGTTTGATTGTCACTTCTATGGTCTACAGATCCAGCTATATACTCGTAAACCCTGTTGGAGTAATCACCTATAACAAAGGCTTTGTTTATTGAACTAACATAGGTTATTGCGGTGAATTGGGATTCAGGAAAGAATTTATCCTTAACGCCCACATATGACGCTGTAGAAAAATCCCAAGCAGTAGAGAGGGAAAGCTCAAATATTCTTTCTTCTTCATCTGTTATAAAAACCTTAGAGCCATCTGAGTCTATAAATAGTGAACTTAAATTCTTATTTACAGAAGTTAAGGTTGGTATATCTGTTGCGTCAACAAAAGATAATGTACTTAAATCCCAGGCAGTGGATAATGTAAACTCAGATACATCTCTTGTGCTCCTATCAACAGCGAACATTTTCGTACCGTCTGTCTTAAATACAACGCCTCTAGGATCGTTTACCCCGTCACTCGTTATGTCTCCTTCGTTGCTATTTAATGAAAGCGTTGAAGTGTCCCAAGCCGTAGATAAATCATGTCTTTTTATTCTATCGTTACTGTCATCTATTACGAAAAATTTTGTACCATCTGGACTAAAATTTAAACCGTAAGGATTTTGAAACCCGCCTGAAGATATTGAGTCTCCGCTTGTAAAGGTCGCAGTAGTTACATCAAAGGCCGTAGACAACGCAAACTCTTTAATTTCGTCGTCGTTTTTACCAACGATAAACATCTTAGAACCGTCTGGCTTAAATGCAATTCCATTTGGATTTGACTCGCTGTTTCCAAACCCGTCAAAATCAAAAAACTTACCCGAATATTGCCATAAAGTAATGTCAGAAGAAAAAGAAGATCCACCTTGATCGACCCATTCAAGTACACCGCTACCGTCTGTTTTTAAAACCTGATTTGCATTCCCATCATTAACAGGAAGCGTAAGGGTATAAGTAGCCAAAGCAGAGTGGGAAGGACCCTTTATGGTTACACCGTGAGAGTTATCTTCACAGTTAAAGCGTATAGCGCCAGCGTTAGTATTTCCTTTTAACTCTACAAATCCAGTCCCATTAGCAGCCAGTAAAAGGTTTCCGTTGGTGTCTGTTGTGCTTACTGTATTTGCATCTAGATTGATGTTATCAACCTGAATGCTGTCACTGAATGTTTTTGCCCCGCTAAAGGTTTGAGTACCAGAAAGATGAGCTGTATCAGCATCCAGATACGCGCTAGCTATAGCGGTTCCATTCCAAATTCCAGAGCTTACCGTACCAACAGTTGTTATTGCAAGGGCGTTTATATCGGATTTGGTTTGATCTGCCGTTGCTCCAGTCTCTATGCCTGATAACTTAGTATGATCCGTAGATGACATTACACCTGAAACAGAATCTGTAGCTACTGGTATTACCGCGTCAGTTCCGTCAGAAGATGTAATAGTTCTGGCCCCAGTTGTTCCAGTTATAGCTAGGTTGGTTGATACATTGGTAGCTTTAGCTGTATTGGCGTCTATCTCAGCTAATAGCGTATTATCTAGCTTATCTTCTGTTACTGAATCATCGGCTAACTGAGTAGTTCCAACGCCACCATCTGTGATAGCTATATCATTGGCGTTAGCGGTTATACCTGTGCCTCCTGCAACATTTAGGGTAACGTCACCCGACGTACCCCCGTCAGTCAATCCAGTTCCTGCAACCACAGAAGTTATATCTCCACTGCCCCCTCCTCCAGATCCAAAGTCACCAAAGTCGACATACTTTAGGTTGTTACTATCAGACGTGTCTTGAATCAAAACCTTGTCGTCAGAGGCTGGGGTGCCAATATCAGAAAGGGCGTCACTTGTAGTTCCTGATCCAAGTCTAGATTGTAGGTTTGAGATTGATGTATTTAAAGAAGAGTCTGCTGCTATTCTAGCGGTTGCTTCAGCTACCAATCCATCAGTCGCATTATCAAATAAAGCTTTAACAGACTGCTGAGTGGGAACCTTAGTGGCTGAGTTAGAAGAGAAGTTATCCTCGTCAATGACAAAATCAAAGTCAGCAGCAGATGTTGCTGTCTTCATAACAGCGCCAGTAGCGGCTACATTAGCAGCCGTGGGTGAACCACCTTTCTCTGTTACTACTACCGAGCTTGAGGCTGGGGCTGTAACTGTTACTGAGGTAGACCCGTTTGTTGTAACTGTTATAGCCATGTTATCTAGAGATATCTTCGTTTACAGTGAATGAACCCCTTAATATAGTGGTTACCACTTCGCTAACTTTTTGTTGAATATCATAAGTAAAGGAGCCAACAGGTAGTTCCTTCATGGTATCCGCTGAAGCTGTAACAGTAACCACACCAGAAGTGGTGCCGTCGCTAAACACAAAACCATTACTTAGTTTTGATCGTTGTTCTTCGCTTAAACCCTTAGCATCAGAAGTAGAAGAAGAAAGGCTACTAGAAGCAATCACCTCCCTTTCAGAAACTCCTGTTCGGGATCGAATGGGATTAGTCTTTACGTCCATTAAAAACTCATATCCAGTCAAATCTAAGGCGGTTCCACTAGAGTCATTCAATGTAAGCGTGAGGGAAAAAGTGTCTCCTCTCCTACAGGTGATATCAAGCTTTTCAGCTACGTCTAAGTTTACTTTACTTGCCATGTTATCCTAATAGTGAGTTTACAATATTACCTGCATTATCTCCAGAGTCTTCTAATTCACCTCTTTTGCCCTGTCTTTGAGATATAAGTTTACTTTGTTCGGAAGACTGTTTTTTAACCCTATCGTCCTTCCTGTCTTCTTTAAGAACTTCTATCTTTTCCTTAAACTCTTGATCGTCAGTTTTAAATCCAAGGGTTGCTTGAGCTTTTATTATCTCTATTTCCTTCCTAAATCCATGCTTAACTTGCTCAAGCTGAGCTTCTAGTTGAGCTTTAAGCTGCATCTGTTGAGCCTCTATTTGAGCCTCCATTTGCATTTCTTGTTGCTTGGCCTGAGAAGTAGACTGAGCTGCCATTTGAGCTGACTGAGCTTGCATCTGAGAGTTTTGAGCGGCTATCTCTTGCTGTTTAGCTATTCTTTTTTTGCGCCTTACAACCAAAAGCCTTTCAGCTTGATTCACATCCTTTAAAGACCTTATAGAGATAGCGTCTTCTATGTCTAGCTCTTTTTGTTGCAAAGAAATCTGAATGTTTTGCTCTAAATAAGCCCTGTCTTTATCCTCCATCTCTCTAACAACTTGAACTCCAAAGTTGTACATAGGGAGTTCGTTAAAAGAAGAAAGAACAGACATATTTTCCTTACCTATTGCGTTGCTATATATATCATGAAGAACAGACTCTTCTGGTATGATTTGCAAGCATTTAACTATATCCTCACAAACTTTCTTATAAAGCACCATAGAGGCGTTAGTGATATCGTATATAGCGTTGTTTCCTGCTGCGATAGCATTCTGCTGAACCCCCACCAGAGTATCACCTTTAGGTGTGGAGGCGTCCATCATCTCATTAACGCCTGTAGCGTCTCGGATCATTCGCAAGTAATGGTTGTAAAGGCCAATGAGCTCGTTGATGTTTCGAATACTATTGCCTATCTCTCTTACTGGCGGGTTCTGGAATCCCCCTTCTGGGTTTTTACTTCTGTAGTAGAATACACCAGTCTGCTCGTAGATATCGTGCAAGTCCAAAGGCTGTAGGTCTCCGCCTTTACCTAGCTGAACATTCTCCAACCCTTCGATATCAATTATCAATCCGTCTGGTTTTGCCTTAGCAATAGCCTGCTGAATCTTAAGGTGGGTCAGCTGAAGCATATCAGCAAATCCAGTACAGCTTTCTACCATAGACTTCGGCATCATGTCCCGAATGTTAGTAGCTACTGGAGAGTAAGATAGCCTCACAGATGATATGTCGTGTATATTTTTTGGTACGTTCTTAGACCTCCCGTAATTAAATACGATATTAGATCCGTTCATGACATACATACCCCCATAAACGGTAGCGACATCCATCTTAACTGGATTTCTTTCGTATACACTACCTGGTTTTTCAGTGTACTCAAGCCCTTTCATGAAGAAGTTTACGTTACCAAAGCGGTTTTGCTTTTCTTCAAAGTATATGCAGTCAACAGAAATAAACTCGAACTCAAGCACATCCACCATGTACTCGTCATATCCGTAATCAGTTCTTTGAGATAGATTGTTATATCCGTTTTTACCAAAAGAACTAGGGTTATTGCCGTACTTACCCTTAACAGACTTCGCGATATCCTCTAACTCCTCTTCTGTAATTTCACCAGCAGATATCCTTCTTAATTCCTGTATAGAAATAGATTTAACGTGACCCGCATAAATCAAGTCTTCGAAAAACGGGTCTTCTGTGTGGCTATGAATAAACGTAGAGGGATCTACATAATCAGTCTTGATTCCGTGATTAGGGTCGTTACTTCTTTTCACAACACACATACCTAGAGCAACGAGGTCATTAACGCATCTACGTAGAGTCCCGTCATTGAAGTTGTTCCAAGAAAGGGTCATATTGGTGCCTATCTGGGCAGCCAACTCTGCATCGGTTTTTACATTGGTACCCAAAAGGATTTCAGCCTCCTCTAATGTATCTGGAAGCTCATCTGGATCAATGTCCAATACCAATCCTCTTTTTTCTTTAAGCGCTTTTAGCTTTTCTTTATTCTCAATCTGAACTTCGATCCTTCTTTTCTTATTGTTTTTCTCAGATGAAGACAAAGGATCTATAGCCTCTAGGTTTGGGTAAGGATCTTTAGAGAGTATTTTATTTACTACAACCCTGACAAACTTAGGTAAGATAGGAACAGGAGTGTAATCCATGTTCATCAAGCTCCCATCGCCATCATTAGGGTTGAGTGATCGGAGAAGCTTCTTGTATATGTTAGTGTCTTGAGTACCGTTAGCGTAATCTCTGCTTCTTTCAAAAACAGTATTTCTTTTTCCATAAAGAGATGTAGCCTCTCTTATTTTGCCCCACTGATTCTCAATAGCCTTTGCGTACTGTAAACCATATGACTTACTCTGTTTAGTTGATGCGTCTGCCAGAGGGTTCGGGAAAGAATGCTTGCTATTTTTATTGAGGCTCATGATTTACTTGCATTGTGCATATCCTGCAAATATAACAAATCGTCATTAGACCTTATATCGCCTGAAAAAAGTCTTTTCTTTAAAGTCTGACTTTGGTTTTTCTTTTGATTTTTGAGCCGCAAGTAATGCTAACCCAGAGCTAATCGTTAAGTCAAACTTAGTACGTTTATCTATCTTAAATCCAATCCAATCCTCAAGGGTTTTATTGAAGTACATATTTCCTGTTTCTCCGCTCTCATAATTTACGCCAACATGATCGTGAATATACTTCTCTATAGATTGGGCGTGAGACTGTATCACATCCTGAGAGTTAGATGGTATGCCTTTTGTCTTTACGTTTACATGAGAAGAGCTACTCATGAGATGCCTGGGTCTATCCATCAGGTAACCGTCGTAACCCCTTGACTCAAAGTACCTTACGATACCGTACTTATTGTTTTCTACAAGTAAAGGATACCCATAATAAAACGCACACATAAGGACATCCTCATAGAATATACTAGCCAGGTCTGGCCGAGAAGCATACTCCACAACAAACATATTAGAAGGGCGGTTCATGCTAAACTTATTGTACATGTGTAGCGCTCCTTTCGACCCCCTATTATCTACCGTGGCATCTAAATCATAAGAGTCAACACCGCCGCAACCGTAGTTTGAAAAAGGGGCAACTTTTTTGTTTCTGTCAAGTTTAGATATATTTCTTTCAGAAGGGTCAGGCATCCAAGAAACCCTAAACCTACCGTTAGGGGTGGGGGAGAAAACAACTTCCTTGTCTTTTTCCCTCCACGTAAAGTTACCTACAACAACAGGGTTGGGGAAAAGCTCATCGTTGTATTCTATTTGCTGGTATATCTTACCTATATTAAATAAACTTCCCTCAATGCTGTCTCTAAAGGCTTCGTCCTCGGTAAAGGGAAACTGCCTAGTAACCTCGTTTAGTTCAGATGGGTTGTCTTTAAAGGACTTGCGTTCATTCTTGAGATAGGTCTTACTACCAATTTCAATAAGGTCCCCGTCTATACCATGTATGTTTTCGCTCTGGGGTGGGTCTTCCACAACAGCATTCCCATATATATCGAAGAAACCCTCTAGAGCATCATAAGCTGGTATGAATATCCTATAAAGCCCTGTCTTGGTTCTGTCGTTATTGTTTCGCTCGTTAGGATCAGAATCATACCACAGACCTTTGTATTCCTCACCCCCTTTATTCATGGGGTTTACCGTACTACCTACAATAGCCTTTCCGACTACCTTGCGACCTACAATTAAGCAAGTACGCTCAATCCTCCAGGCTTCTCTAATATCGGTTGGTTTTTCCCACTTGCCAGCCTCATCTAGATAAAGCATGTGTAGCTTCTCACCGTCATATGCGTTGTTGGTGGTGTTCTTCCAGTTTATCACTGTGTTTAGAGCATCACCCCTGTGTGACGTCTTATTGTTTTTGGTGATTCGCTTTGATGGCTCACGAAAAGCAAGCTCCATGCGCGGGTTGGTGGTACCGTCCTGAATAGGCTTGAAGAAGAACGGGTAGCTGCGAAAAATCGCAACCACCTTCTTCATGAAAATATTTTCTTGCGAGTCTTTACCAGTTTTCGACTGTATACCAAGAAGCTTCTCTTTAACTTGACTAGCTTCATCCACAAGGACAGCAGAGCATATATTAGTGTAACCAGAACGACGACACTTAGTATAAAGCTGACCGAAACAACGAGGATCAGCTTCACAAGCAGCCATGTGAGTAAAGATTTCTTTTTGGAAAGCAAGGTATGATGGATATCCGATATCAATTTTAGACCACTGTAGAAACATATAATGTCTCCCTGTAATATACGTAGGCTCCCCATTATTGTAAAACCATACACCGTCGCGCCTACGCTGAAACTCTTGCTCGATGTAAGAACGAAACTTGTTTCGAAACTCGGCAGGTTTTTCGAACCACTCATCCATACTGCGTATCCTACGCATTTCCTCTGGCATAGGTGAGCGCTTCCACAGCTGCAACTTCTTTGGTTGGTCATGGAAGAGAATTTCCGATTTGCTCGGTTCCTTTGGTAAGACCACGAGTAGCCCATGGAGCTCAACATGCTCTCCCTCTGTACCATTAGGGTCGATCTTAATCCCTTTAGATTCATAACCTTTTATATCTACTAAAACAGACATTTTATTTAATTTAAAAAGGTATGGCATATGTTGGCCTCCCTTTTTATGTAGTACACCAGACAGGATTCGAACCTGTGGCCGTCTGCTTAGAAGGCAGATGCTCTATCCAACTGAGCTACTGGTGCGTTCTTCTTTCGTGTGTTTTTTTACGATGGCAATTTGCGCACCTTACCTCACATTTCCTGATCTCTTTCTTTATTGTTTCGATGCAGTAGGACCAACGAACCATATCTGATATATTACCTCTTTTACTGCCCTTTACATGATCAAACTCAAGAACGACAGGGTTATTTTCTCCGCAATCAACGCAATTAAACATCCGTTTTACCCTCCAGACAAATTCTTTATTTTTTTTTCTTTGAGATGTATTCCTTCTCTTTGACCTAGCCTTTACTTTTTCGCAATTATCCTTATAGTGTTTGGCCCCCGCCCTAGCCTGATCTTCTTTCTTTTTATAGGCCATTCTAGAATTATTGTTACTTAGACTTACTGATCTTAAAGTTTACCTTTAAGTGATCTACAGTAACTGACTGATTATCAAAGTTATAGTCATCCCAATATATTAAACCGCTGGCTTCATTTAGAGAATCTTTCTGCGAATCCTCCTGAGTAGTCTTTGTCTTGTTCGATTTCTCCATTTGTCTTTAGTTCTTTAACCATTTGTTCTAACCTTTGGCGCTCCACCAAAAGCTCTTTACAATCTACGGCAGTTTGCTTTATGGATTGGAGCTCAGCCTTACGAGCCGAACCCCCTGCTTCTGGATCGACGGGTTTTTTTATCTCTTCAATCATATTATTGATTGCGATCTCCATGCTCTCCATAAGTTTCCTGGCCGCGCTTACTGTCGTGAATTTACTCGCCATACCCAAAAACGAATATTGGCGTCTTAGGGCCTACGTATCCCCCAGCTATATTGTAATCAAAGTGTTCCATAGCATCCTCGTCGGTCATCTCATCGTCTTCGCAAAGTATAGCAATGATCTTTCCTATATCGTATACAGCTCTTGATACGTCGTGAGCTTGGTGGCTAATACCTATTACGGCGTCATCAAACCCATCAGCAAGCAAACACTCTTCTTCCTCTAGCAAATGCCAGAGGTGATCTTTATCCATTTCAAACATGTCAATTAAATTTCTTTGTAAAGTAAATCCTCAACCCTCGTCCTGTAGTATTCCTTACCGTCGATGGTAATTCTGTAGTCACGGTTTTCTTTGAATCCAACTACATCACCTACGGAGAGTCCTATTTCTTCAATCCCAGAACTCGTAAATGCGACTCTACCCCTTGTTGGTAGTTTCTCTTCAAGTTTAACAACCTCAATAATCGACGACTCTTGAACTTCCTCTTCTTCGATGGGTTCAAGAAGGCTCCAACCCGCGAGGGGATGGACATCACCAGTGTCGCTATCTTTAAAAGCAATAGCTTGATTATTAATAGCGTAATCTTCATCATACTTGACAAGGTAGTGATTGTCATCACCAGTAAGTGGCTGGCCTTCATTGATAACCACGAGGTGGTGGAAGTAAAGCGTGTCGCCAGGCTTGACGCCAGTTTCGTACTTAAAAGGGACAGAGACGACAGGGCCTTCTGTGATTCTGTTTTCAAATTCATTGAATCTATTGTCTATATAAAGTTCTAGACCACCACTCGTTGTGATGGTGTCGTCTATTGTCTTGTCTAACTCGACAACAAACAAATTAAAAGTCCTCATTAATTAAAAATTTAAATCAAATTCAAGAACACATGGCATTTCATCTACTGCTTTCCACAGCATAGTGCCTTCATCGTTTTCAATGTATATAAGATATCTTTGCTTTCCAAACTTATGTAGGTGTCTTTCGTCTTCTACAATAGCAGACACCTCTCCAGATCCTGCTCTCATGCCTACATAATAGGCCATGCCGTTTTTAGGGTCTCGTCCGACCACAATCTTTCTAATAAGTCCTTCCATTTTAGTTAAGTGATATTCCCAAGTCACCGAGTAGGCCATCTAGTGACTCATCATCACTGCTTTGATAGGTGGTATCCATTATTTGCTTCAGTGTCTCTAGCTCTTCTCTATTCTCTAAATTAAAGCTGTACATAGTCTTCATTTCAGCGCCTTCATCTTCATTTTCGACAGCATCGTAATCTATTACGCCTATTACAATAGCGGCTAGGGTACGATCTTTCATTTCAAATTCGATTATGGTATCCTCCATCTTCTTAACCAGAGAATACATTTCGGCAAAAAAGAGGGTGTCTTTAGGGTTCATGGTGTAAATTCGTTTAAGTCAAATATACAAAGTAATATGCCGAGGTCTCAAGTAAGAAAAACAAGGATGTTCAGGGAAATGTCTAAGCTGCCAGCTAGGTATGTTAAACAAAACCATTTAAAGAACTTAAGAACTGGTACGAACGACTTCATAGAAAGTAACCCTGACCTCACTAGAGGGTACTTATATTTTATGCTGTTCATTTACGATCTAGAGTTCTTTACTATATCGTGGGTTGCGGAAGAGTATGACATGAATAAAAACAACCTATCAGATAGGATGGTGTACCCTTTAATGAAGCTTGGCTATATATACAAGCACTTCGATAAGCTGACACCTTCTCAAACCTTAGAAGATCATCTATTCCGAGATGAAACTAAATTTAACTACCGAGTAAGATATGCGCTATCTCAGAAAGGCAGAATGGCGGTACAGCGTTTCTATAACTCACTATGATCATCTAAAATCCGTGTGAGAGACCCTAATGCTATCTATGAATATTTTTGCTCCAGAAACAAACGTAAAGCTGGGCGGATCAAAGCTAATAATCATTATGTCGTCGCTACCCCCCGCATCTAAATCTCCATTTACTGTAATCCAAGTGTTGAATGTTTGTGAATTCACACCCGTATAATCATCAGAAGAACCACCGTCCCCGTTTAGAACTTTATCAAGACCAGTATATGTGATTCCGCTTGGGTTTGCCTGAGGAATAGAATAAACCAACTCATAGTAAAGGACTGAAGAAGAGTTATATCCGCTAAGCGAACTCAAATCAAAACTTATTCTTGATTGGTTACCGTTATTCTCCCTCTGAATTACTAATATTCCTGTTTTTTCAGAATCGTTTGACGGGGTATAAGAAGCCTGATGGGAAACATTTGCGTTCGGTACATACTCAGTCCTAGTCCATCCCTCTACATTTGAGTCAAACGAAAAAGTCTTGTCGAATGAAGATGAACCACCACCTCCGTAGATTGAATAGAAGGTGTTGATGTTGGTTTCAATTGCTGTGCGGTTGGTGGATTGGTCGGAGGTGTAAACAATACCTTCTTGAATTTTACCTGTAACTCGTCCATAGCTGATACCACCGATGCCGCCTCCTAATGATACGGCTTCGAATCCATCAGAACCTACGTCCGCAGTATAAATGAAGTTAGAATCCACGTGCAATGAACTGTTAGCACCATTAAACAAAGCAAACATTAAATGTGTGTTTCCAGCTACAGGGCTAGACGAAGCGCTCGCAATAGTACCCGAATAAATGCGCCATTTACCTGTACTGTCATAGCCTACTTGTTGTCTATTTCCAGATGTCCCATCTTGGAAACCTTCCCCCAATCCATATAATGGAGATGCTGTTGTCGCGACTGAAATACGGCTTGTTGGTTGTGCTACTAAAGTGATAGCTGATGTTTGTAAAATGTCGCCGCTTGAATAATCAACCGCAGGCTTCCCGTTCTCCGTCACCAACGCCCCGCTTGAAACGATTTTAGGTTGTGAGCCTGCCGTGTTCTGAGTAGCGTGATTTCCAGATCCAGACTGATCATACCAACACTGCACTAGCGCAGAATCAGTAGATCCTAGGCTGTCTGCATCTGTGTAGCTAGAGTTAGCAACAAACTCCCCAAGAGTTGTGGCAGAAGTAGTCAGGCTAGTAGAAGAACCTGTAGTCTCTTCCGTTACATTAGTAATACTTGAGTTCAAGGAAACAACACCATTAGTGTCAAAGCTTACATCAACCGCTACG